GTCAGGACGTAGATCACAAAAACCGCAACGCGATGGACAATCGCCCGAGCAACCTCCGCGCCATGTCCCGCGCCGCCAATTTAGCGAGAAAACGCAAATGAGCGCCTGGCAACGCAAGGAGGGCAAGAACCCGAAGGGCGGCTTGAACGAAAAGGGGCGCCGTAGCTACGAGCGCGAGAACCCCGGCAGCAACCTGAAGGCACCAGTCAAGAAAGGCGACAACCCCCGACGAGCTTCTTTCCTGGCGCGCATGGGCAACATGAAGGGGCCTGAGCGTGACTCGAAAGGGCGCCCCACCCGGCTTTTGCTCTCTCTCCGCGCGTGGGGCGCCTCATCCAAAGCGGACGCCAAACGAAAGGCCGCCGCAATCAGCAAAAGGAATAAAAAGTAATGCCCGGTCCCTACAGTATGAAGCAGAAGAAAATGGCAGCGATGGCCGATCCAAAGAAGAAGCTGGACGGCAAGGACTTCTCCGTGATGCGTCGAGCCAAGAAAAAGAAAGATGGCAAAAAGTAGAGTTAACGAAGCCGGCAACTACACGAAGCCGGGCATGCGCAAGCGCTTGTTCAACTCCATCATGGGGCGCGCCGTACAAGGCACGGCGGCCGGCAAATGGTCAGCGCGCAAGGCGCAGCTTTTGGCCAAGCAGTACAAGGCGAAGGGTGGGGGCTATAAGTGAAGGCCCCACAGCGCAGCCTCAAGAACTGGGGCGATCAAAAATGGCGCACGAAGAGCGGCAAGAAGAGCAGCGAGACGGGCGAGCGCTATCTGCCAGAGGCGGCAATCAAGTCGCTATCGCCGCAACAGTATGCAGCAACGACGGCAAAGAAGCGCAAGGACAAGCGCGCCGGCAAGCAGTTTTCGAAACAGCCTGAGAGCATAATGAAACGAACGAGGCGGTTCCGCTAATGTACAGCGCTTATTGCGTAGCAGCACCAGACGGCACCACACGCTTGGCCCTGTTCTTCGATGGTTTCGAGGACAACGACGACGCCGAGCTTTTCCTGAAGATGCTCATGGCGCCCTACGAAAGTCCGCACTATCACGATGAGAGCGATACAGTACATTGAGTGAAGCGACGATCGATATCGGCTACACGCCGCGGCCGTTGCAGAAAAATCTGCATGCGATGCTCGACACCAATCGCTTCAACGTAGTGGTGGCGCATCGCCGATTTGGAAAGACGGTGTGCATGATCAACCACATGATCAAGCGCGCCATCGAGGAGACGCGACCCAACCCGCGTCTGCATTATGTAAGTCCGACTTACCGCCAGTCGAAACTGGTCGCCTGGGATTATCTGAAGACGTTTACGAGCGGCATACCAGGGACGAAGTATCACGAGACAGAGCTGCGCTGCGATCTGCCTACGGGCGCCCGCATAACGCTCTTGGGAGCTGAGAACCCGAGCAGCTTGCGCGGCATTTACAGCGACTTCGTGGTTATGGACGAGGTGGCAAGCATGCCGGAATCAATCTTTCCTGAGATCATCCGGCCGGCGTTGTCGGACAGGAAGGGCTCTTGCGCCTTCATCAGTACGCCGCAAGGCCACAACTATTTCTTCGAGTTATGGGAGGCGGCCGCCAGCAATAAGGGCTGGGCGCGCGCCATGTACAAGGCGAGCGACACAGGCATTGTGGACGACGACGAGCTGGAAGCGGCGCGTGCGACAATGACTGAAAGCCAGTATCTGCAAGAGTTCGAATGTTCGTTTGTGGCGAATGTCCCGGGCAGCGTCTTTGGCAAGGAGCTGCAAGCGGCTGACGACAAGGAGCGCATCACCAGCGTGCCCTACGACCCGCGTTTCCGCGTGGACACGTATTGGGATCTCGGGATGCACGATTACACGTCGATCTGGTTTACGCAGGAAGTCGGCCGCGGCGAGGTCCACGTTATCGATTACTATGAGAACCGGGGCGAGGGCTTGCCCCACTATGCAAGCATGCTCGACCACAAAGAGTATTTGTACGGCAACCATTATGGTCCGCACGATCTCGAAGTCCGAGAGCTGGGTACAGGAAAGTCCCGACGAGAAATGGCTTATGAATTGGGGATCGCCTTCCGCACCGTCTCTCGGATACCGGTAGAGGATGGAATCCACGCCGTCCGCATGTTGATACCGCGGTGTTACTTCGATCGCGACAACTGCCGCCAGGGGCTGGAGGCGCTGCGTCACTATCACCGCGCCTGGTCAGAGCGCAATCGCACGTTCCGCGATCAGCCAGTCCACGATTGGTCTTCTCATGCAGCCGACGCCTTTCGAACAATGGCGGTGGGCATGGAAAGCAAGCGAGATCCTGATCGGCGACTGCCGCCGGTCGCTGACAACAACTACAACCCGTTTGGTGCAGTAGCATGAGTTTTTTATTCGGCAAGGCGCCATCCCAGCCGCCGTTGCCTCCGCCTCCACCAGTGCCGCCTCCACCCGCTGTGAAGCCTCCCGACACAGATGTTGAGGATGATGTACGCGCGGATCTGAGGCGCCGTAAGGGCAGAACCAGCACGATCGCAACGAGCGGCATGGGTTTGACGACAGAGCCGGAAACGCGAACGCCGAGCTTACTAGGCAGCGCAAGGAGTGAGAGTTGATGGGCAGCGTATTTTCGAGTCCAAGTCCGCCACCGCCTCCTCCGCCTCCGCCCGTACAACCGGCGCCTGTTGTGTACCCATCAAAGCCGGTGCAAGCGGGTCAGCGCGAGGCGGAAGAGCGCAAGGCAATGAAGCGGGTCCGCACGGGTATGGGCACGCAGGCGCGGCAGCCGTCGATTCTCGGCGCTGCCGGCACCACTGACACCAAAACATTGTTAGGGCAGTAATGGCAGCCGACGATCGCGCCGTGGCTCTTCTCAAGCGCTTGGACAAGCTCAAGTCTGTGCGCGGCACCTGGGAGGAGCATTGGCAACAGCTTGCTGACTACATCGTGCCGCGTAAGGGAAACGTGACGCGCAAGCGCACGCCGGGCGCCAAGCGCATGGAGTTGGTTTACGACGGCACCGCCATCCACGCGGCGGAAATGCTGTCGGCGTCGCTTCACGGCATGCTCACCAATCCCAACCTTGCCTGGTTTGAGCTTGCCTATATGGACCGCGAATATAACGAGGACGACGAGGCTCTGGAGTATCTCGAGAAAGTAAGCGAGATAATGAACCGCGAGTTTCAGCGGTCGAACTTCTCCGAGCAAGTCCACGAGCTGTATCATGACCTGGTGACCTTTGGCACCGGCGTGATGTTCATCGCAGACGCGCCAAACAAGAATGGCGTTCGCTTTGCCACGCGACACATCAGCGAATGCTATGTCGCAGAGGACGAGCTGGGGCGCATCGATACCGTCTATCGTGAGTTCAAGATGAACTTGCGCAGCCTTGTGCGTCAGTTTGGTGAGGACGCGATCGGCGACGAGATGCGGAAGAAGCTTGCCAAAGATCCATACGACGAGATTACTGTCGTACATATTGTGATGCCGCGCGACGATCGAGATGCGCAGCGCATCGATGCCGCCAACAAGCCTTTTGCCAGCATCTACATCGAGCCGAAGCAAAAGATCGTATTGCGCGAAGGCGGCTTTGACGAGTTTGCCTACGTCTGTCCGCGCTTCCTGAAGTCATCGAGCGACGAGGGTGGTTATGGGAGGTCGCCGGCGATGACAGCATTGCCCGACACCGCCATGATTAACGCCATGAGCAAGACAACGATCGCGGCGGCGCAAAAGCAAGTCGATCCTCCGCTCATGGTTCCAGACGATGGTTTCGTTCTCCCTGTGAGGACGCGGCCTGGCGGCTTGAACTATTACCGTAGCGGCAGTCGTGACCGAATCGAGCCGTTGAACATTGGGGCCAACAACCCGCTGGGCTTGAACATTGAGCAACAGCGGCGCGAGGCGATCCGCCAGGCGTTCTATGTTGATCAGTTGCTGATGGGCACGGGCCCGCAAATGAGCGCTACAGAGGCAATTCTCCGCAACGAGGAGAAGATGCGGCTGATGGGTCCACTGATGGGACGGCTCCAGGCAGAGTTGCTCCAACCCATGATAGAGCGCGTCTATGCCTTGCTACAGCGGCAGCGTCAGTTCCCAGATCCGCCTGACATTATCCAGGGCAGAAGCTTCGACATTGAGTACGTCTCCCCGATGGCGAAGGCGCAGCGGCAGACGGACGTACAATCAATCATGCGTCTCTTCGAGTTGCTGGCACCGATCGCGAGCGTGGACGCCGGCGTCTTTGATCACCTCGATGTCGATGGACTTGTTCGCCACATGCTGAAGACGTTGAGCATACCGGCGTCGGTGACGAAGGGCGAAGGCGAGGTGAGCCTGGCGCGCGATGAGCGCGCAGCTCAGGAGGAGATGATGATGCAGATGCAGCAAGCGCAACAGACGGCGCAGAGCCTGGGCGCGGTGGCGCCAGCCATCAAGGCGATTGGTGGCGTTGAGCCAGTATG